GATTCATATTATAGCCCCTCTTTCTCTAAAATAAGTGTTTGTATTATTTCTTCTAGTTGAGCGATTTTTTCCGAATCAGAAATTACTGGTTGTATAGGTTCTAGTGAATCTATGAAGTCTTTATATTCTTGCTCGGTAACTTGCGTGATGAACTCGTTATCTGGAACTGTATAATCAGTAACGTTATAAATAAGATAGCAAATCGTATAATCGGAGTTGTAGATAGCTGAGTTGGGGACAACCGAGTTTGGTGAGTTAATATCCAGACCATGATAATCCATGTTTCCATTAGGTTGAACAACATCCGTAATCTTCAAATAAGCTAATTGAACCTCGTTGTTTTGTGTGTTTTCGTTTGACATGTTTATATCTTCCTTCCTATGTTTGTTAATAATTCTGCAAACCCAAGTACAACTCCAGCACTTCCATCATGACTGTTTAACCATGTTTCTCGCCAAGCGTTATTTTCTCGGTTAACAATACCACTCCAAGTGTCGGCGGTTATTAGCCACACGTTCTTTTGCAACAGTCTGGTCATCCCATATCCACCTGCATAATATGCAGTCATTGAATGCTCCATAACCATACTCGTATTGAATATCCCATATCTTGAACCTGATATATCACCCTTGTTGCCGACTAATTTTAAATCGTTAGAATTGACATAGGGCTCTATAGCTATTAGTGCGCTCGGATTGTAGAAGCTAGAAGGGAGGAATATAGTTCTAACAGCGATTCCAGTAGTCCAATCATACTCCGTAACCTTATCAAATTGTCTCGCTACTTGAACAAACCCATGGCGAACCGTGTCTATATATGTGTAATACTTGTTAGAGGGCTCTGGCAGAGTAACAGTATTAGTAGCAATCCCAAGAGCATTTCTGTGAATAACTTGGAACTTCATTGTATTGTTTGAGTCGTTCCCAGTAACCTCAAGAGATACTCTACCACCATCGTCAGTCTGTCTATGAACCTTACCGTTATCTCGTCTAACTGTAGTATTTTGGATATCGTTATAAGTATCTATTTTACCATGTGTGGTATCTACAACCCCAACGACTCCATCGATAGTTACTCCTCGTCTTAGATTCTCTGGTTTCAAATCCACGAGATCTAAAGTACCAGGGATAATACCACTAAGGGTTCCAACAGTCTTTCCTTTTCGAACGTCACTTGCTACCGCATCACCATACTCACCCCCTTCACCCTGTAAGATAAAACCCCCTATACCACTAAAAGCCGTAGAACTGTAGCGTAACGACACAACTGAATCCTTTTTCAATGGAGATGTAAGGGTAAACCCTTTTACCGTTAATATTTGTTTAGCACCTAGACTATTCACGTTAATATTGAAGCCATTAGATGGTGTATCGGCATTCAATTTTAACAGTAAACCCATACCGTCTTTGTATCCAGTTGGTGCGGGATTTAAAGTGACGGCATAGGCGGCCGCGACATTTGTTGTAACACCGTACCCCGGATGCTTCACATAATCGGCCTCATGGTTTTTAAGTTGTTGTTGTGCATTTTCTAGACCAGAAGCAACAATACTTACTTTATCATCTACATATTTTTCACTTGCATAAATAACAGAAGGATCGATTTTCAATGTGACAGCGCTTGTATTAGTCACTTCAAAGACAGTTTTAACAGTAAGCTCTTTGATACTCCCTTCTGAAAAAGTAGGCTTGTATGTCTGTGGTAATTTCCCAATTGCTAACAAAACATTATTCTCATCAAAAATACCAAGTTCTCGAATTTCAAAACCTCCAACCGTCCCCGGTATGACAGCTTTAACAACAATCCAATTAGGATTGTCCGGATCGGTTGTAACAGATGATGCATTACCAATCCACTTTTGATTGCGTAGCGCTGTAGCTTCTTGTGTTGGTGTGTAATAGGCACCATTACTATCACCTACACCTAATTTCGCGAAATTTACTTGTTTTTGAGTAATTGTGGCATTTGCCACAGCTGCTAAGCCAGCGTTTGTAAGTATTGTGTCAAATTTTTCGCTCAATTCAATTTCCCCCTCTCGGATATACGGTTAGATTTTCAGAGCTTACTGTATTAGCAGCTGCTATTTTAATTTTTGAGTTCGATAACAAGTCTGTAGCTATATATGGATACACCACAATTTCTTCTGCAGTAAGTGTTGCGGAACCTACATAAATATTGTTTTGCCTTGAAGTTAAATTAATATCGAGTACTTCAAGCCATGACCGGTTGTTTTTGTATGTTTTAATTAAACGCTCCAGAAGTTGGATTGTAGCATCGTCAACACCTCTATCAGATACATCTATACTTGCCTTGAAATAATAAGGATCTCCATCGTATTCGTACCACTCCTCTATTTTCCCATCCAAATTCAGTAGTTCAAATACACGTAACAACGCAAATTTCGTCCCTTTCTTTCGATGCACATGTAAAGCATTTCTTACAACGTTTTTCTTTTCTTCTAGTGAAAGCCCTTCGTAAAAATCCACATGTTTCTCAAAAGCTAAAAAATCGACTAACAAACTTGGTGCATCTTTTAATAAATACAGATTAGAAATAGCTCTGAACTCGTCATACAACTGTGTAATTTGAATTTCAAAAGCTTCAGTTAAAGCAACTGTGAAGGGATCGTTTTGTAATGAATAGGGTAACAGCTTTGTTAAATCAGTCATCAATGAACCCCATAAACGTTAACTTTGGTTCGTTCGCAACAGCAATTTTTGTCTTTTCAATTTCTGTATAGTTCACCCCAATTACCTCCACACGCTCTGCTAATTTTTCTGATTCAGTACTTTTTAACCTTTTCACCACTTCACTCGGATTGACATCACGCCCAAGCTTGGACCGTTGCCAAACCAAATATGTTTGATATTCAGTGTCGATTTTCTGCATGAGCTCATCTGCTACCGTTGCTTTGCTGTTTGGTAGCCAATACTGTACTTCTAAATCAAAATTTTGTACTTCAGGAATAGTCGCTATTACATTGTCTGTGAGTGGTCTTATGTTCTCTGCAGAACAAATGGCCAAGATTTTATCTAAATGTTGTTGTGTAGGAATCTCACCATTTTTAAGTAAGGCCACAATGCGCGTTACACCTGGTGAAGGACTGTCTACCTCTACATCCACTATGTCTTGACTAGATGTTAATGCATAATATTTATAAGCTAAATCAGGACCGGCTACTGAAAATTTCTCCGGAGCCAATCGGATACGATCAGCATACGGATCATCTTCTTCTATTTCTGCACCGCCACTCGATACAACCGTGTTAACAACCGACTTAACGTAGGGTAAAGGATCAACTAGTGTAACTGTCTCACCAGGTAAATAATCGTTACCGATTTCGCCTGCTTCTGTGCAAGTTACTGGCAGTTCAATGTAATTAGTATCAATAGGTACTACGGCAATTTTGGTAGTCTGGAAATACACATCTGCAATTTTCACCCTAGTTCCTTGTGGTATTGGCAAAGCCACACCCCTAGCAGTCTCTAAATTGAATCCTATTACTGTAGTAGCTGCTTTTTCTTCTAGTCTTGGTGTGTCTAATTCGTCACCTTTTAAATCAAGCATATCGTCTGATGCGTACGCCAACAGCATTTGTTTCAATGCGTGTTCAGCTCGATTTCGTTCAAATGACACAAAGACGGACAGTGATTCAACGTGTTTTCGCCTTGGATCAGCACGCTGAAATTCTTGACCTGTTTTATCGTTTATATGCTGCAACATTTCACTGACAATGGATTCAGGAGACTTCTCGAAAAACGATACATCAGGTAAATTAAATCTATTCGCCATTCACAGACACCTGCGCTTTCGCCTTGAAAATACCTTGTTCGGCATCCCCTGTAATTTCAATTGTTTCTATAACTGCTCTTGGTTCAAATTGATTAACAGCCCCAACTACCCTTGCACTATACATGGCTTTAAGGATTGGAAGAGGCCTATCGACAACCGATTCTATGCCAAACTCACGATCCAAAGGGCAGTCCATTGCAACAGTAGACATAATAAAAGCGACATTCTGCAGTACCTCTTGTACGCCTGTCGCTCCGTAATCTATTTCTTTCATGGCCTCTACTTCATACAATTAACTCACTCCCTTGAACGTTGAATATTTTGTACTTGCTGTTATATACTTGCCACTGCCAAGATGATACCAATCACCTTTTTTCTCATACACGGTTAATGTATTGTTCTTTGATGCACAGCCAAGGATTTTATAACTTGTACCTGGCCCATTTCGAATATTAACTGACTGAACAGTTATGGTAATGGTTCCACTCTTTTTCTTCGATGTGTTGCTACTGTTACTTGCTGTTGCCTTTTTAGCAGTATTTTGAGTCGTCTTTTTAGTTGTTTTAATGGTGATGGGGTATTCTACCATGTCCACTGTCGCTTCAATACTAAGAACATTCCCTCTGTTATCGATGTTTTTATACGTTTCATTAATTTTGGTTATCACAAATGCGTTATTAGAAAAAGGACGATTCCCTATAATCAGTACAGCCCTTTTTCCTTTTCGTACATAATCACGCCATTTATCCAACTCTTTAATAGGATTTACGCCCAAATCTGCACGTAAGACCATATCAAATGTAATTGGATCAACTTCTGGTCCATCAAACTCCATGATCGGTTTTTGATGCTTAATTGCATGTTTAGTGTACCTGGCTTCTGTGGTCCGGTTCAAATTGTCGAATGTATGGACTTTATCTCGCGAAACTTCAAACACCAAATCCCCAAAGGTTCCGATTATGGCCATAAAATCACCTCTATTCTAATTCCCCTAACATATAGCTTTTGCCATTAGAGAAAGAGCAGACAACAGTCGCATCTATTTCTGGTAACATCGTACCTTTAAACACCTGTATTTCTCCTGAAACCATGTCATTACTTTCTAAGCGTTTCACACGAATAGTTCTTGCTGCAGCATCAACATTCACAACTTGGCATTCCTCTAACATCAGTATCCCTCCAGGCATCTTCGTAAATATAGGGTAGTGGAAGAATCACTTTGAATCACCTGTGAAGCAATGTACTTTCCATTTAGTTTCCCAAACTCAACTAAATTGAATGTCATTCCTGCGTATAAAGGCACCAATGAATATACTTTTAAAGTAACTGTAGTAGCCTCTCTGTTTTTTTCTCTAAGTTTTTTCTTGGCTATTCGTAATGCTTCTGCTTGTGATGACACCTGTTGTTTCACATTTAAAACTCGACCTGTTTTAGGTGGATTTTTAGGCGTGAAAGTAGCAGAAATGGTTTTCTTTTTCAACGTATGTGTCACTTTGCAAGCCTTGTATGTTTCGTTTAATGTATTTGTAAAGTTCCGTTCCATTACTTTTATTACATCCGTTTCTTTGCTTTTACGCCTGATGTAATACTTGGCTTCTTGTTTTTCATAATCTTCTTCATTTAGGACGACAATGCTGTTATTAGCGATTTTTAAGCAAAGCCCTTCATCTTTACATAGACGATAAATAAAAGCTAAATTAGTTTCGTTGTCTTGTTCAATTCGATCTTTTGTAGGGTTTTCTGATGATTGCCATACCAGTTTCATGCCGTTCCTTTTTGCAATTTCACTAAACACACTTTTTAATTTTACTTTTTCCCAAGCTTTGCTCTTATGTTCCCCACGCAAACTCGACTTCTCAGATGTTGCTAGGGCCATAATAGTTATGGTTGATTCATTCCCACTGATTGTATCCACTTCAAATTTCCCTATCTGTTGTTTAAAAGAGTCGCCTTCCCAGTTCAATTTCTCAATAACAGCTTGTATAAGAGATCCTTTAGACGGAAACCATGCCCCCAACCATAATGCTTCTGAATCCTCTAACTCAATATTTAAATCATCAATCTCTCCGGATAAATGATCTGTATATGTCCAAGAAATTAAATGTTTACTTAACGTTTCGTTTATATTTTGATGGTTGTACAGAATATTGAGCCGTGTACTTTTTGCAATCTTTGTTGTACTCATAGTTCTTCATCCTCCCCTAACCACTCAGGGCGTTCTGTCACATCTTCAAGCAAAACATCTGGAACATTTAATATAACCCCACCACTAAAGATTAAAATGTCTTTGCATTGAGGATTTGCGTCAAATAAAAGAGGAAGCAAGTATTCGCTTCCCCACAATTTGTATGCTATTAAGTCCCACGTTTCGCCTTGGGTAGTTCGATAACTATTCATATTGCGTCCTCCTAGATGGTGCGCCACCAGGTACTGATGCATTTTTAACACGTGATGCTAAATTGTTTAACTCAGCAATCACATTTTGCGTAGCAGTTTGAATACCTTGCATACTACTAAACAGGCTAGTCGCATTTGCAATGACTGCAGCTAATGTTGACATATTAGATGTGGACTGATCCGTAGCCATTTTCAATGAATAAAATGATGTCACAAACGAAGTACTTACTTGGCCAGTATACATTGTCAAATTACCCATATTAGCAGCCGTAATACTCGCACTATTTTGTAACGACATAAAAGAGGTTCCTACCGTAGTACTAGCTACCCCGACTCCAGTTGCTAACTGCATCATATTTGTGTCAACTAGTTTTGCATTGGTAGACATGGCTGTTATGGCTGTACTTGTAGTTTCAAAGGTAGTCGCTAATTTAGTAGCAGATGTATTTAAAGCCGTGGTATCAAGCCCTTTTGCAGTATCTGCACTTGAACTTGGTGCTTTACTTGGTGTCGATTCAGATTTACTTACAGCTGCAGGTTTAGGTTCACTACTACCTCTCACTGTATCTACTGCTTTTCCTCCAAACCATCTACCGCCTACATATCCAACAGCTCCACCTAACAAACCACCAACAGCTGTGCCAATACCTGGTGCGATGGCAGTCCCAATAGCAGCACCTAATTTAGCGCCACCTAAACCACCAGCCAGACCACCAGCCGTTTCTCCTGTCGCCTTCACTTTGTCATTTGATTTATAAATGCTATATGCATCCATAGCAAGACCAATCGGTAACATGGCTCTACCACCGATTTTACCAACCTTATTCCACATACCTGTACGAGGTGAAGGTGTTGCAACAGGTGCTGGCGTTGTAGGTGTTGGTCTATGTGGTGTCACTGTGCCTGTTCGACTTGGACTCATACTATTACCACGGGATGGTGCTGGACTTGCTGTTGCCGTAGTTGGTCTATTTCCACCACCATATGGTGTAACTGTACCCGTTTGGCTTGGCCCCGTTGTTCCTGTGTTTGGTCTGTTTCCACCGCCATAGGACGTAATTGTGCCCGTTTGACTTGGTCCCACACTACCACCGTTACTTCCTGAATTGGAAGGTGCTGGACTAGAAGTAGCTGTAGTTGTAGGAGGCGTTTGATTTCCTGAACGTCTAGATTTATACAAATCTTTGCCCCATCTACCTGCGCCAATAGCTCCCTTAACTAGTGTGCCTCCACCCATCATCCAAGCTGCCGCACCTAGTCCTAGTGCTCCGCTAAAATTACCATCAAGAGCACTCGAAACGGCCCCACTTGCTGCTCCAGTTAGTCCTGCAATCCACGCCTTTCCAGCTATCGTTCCCAATTGCGTAAAAATACGTCCCATTGCTTCGCCACCTGAACCAGAGAGCCAAGTTTCAACTTTTTCGATGGCCGTATTTAACATGTATTCTACTTTTTCGCCAACATCCATATTGCTAAATAATTCATATTTTTGTAGCTCTTTGTTATATTGGTTAATCGCCTTTTGAGCATCTTGTGGGTCCATATTAGGCTCTATTTTAGGTTTTATAGGTTTAGCATGGAATGGTGCAGTAATGTCGCTTAGAACCTTCGCTGTAGCTTTACCTGCTCTTTCTATGCCTCCCATATTATTTTCAATCAATGATGCAATACCATCGAAAGTTTCCTTTAATACATCTAAAGATGGAGTAGCAAATGCAATTTGAGCCGATTCAAACGCACCTAACATTTGCTCTTTGGATCCAGCATAGTTGTCTTTCATGATTTCAGCTGCTTTGGATGCAGCACCGCCACTTTTTTCTAGAGCTGTAGTCATTTCGTTTATTTTTTCTGGACCAGTACTAAACAGACTTAACATAGCTGTAGATGCTTCTACACCAAATATTGTTGCAGCATATTGTACTTTTTGTGTTTCAGAAAGCTTTGCTGTAGCCTTTTCCCAATCTTTCGCAAGAGTAGCTAGACTTTTAAATTTACCTTTGGAATCCGTTGCTGTGATATTCAATTCTTTCAATGCTGCTTCGGCTTCTGCTGGAGGTTTTGAAAGTCGAATTAAAGACATTCGCAACGCTGTTCCTGCTTGTTCCCCTGCAAGTCCTTTGTCAACTAGTAATCCAGTGGACGCTGCTAATTCCTCTAATTTGATACCTAATGTATTTGCTACTGGAGCCGCATATTTAAACGCGTAACCTAAGTCACCAACACCTGCAGCCGTCTTATTAGCACTCATGGCCATAACATCAGCAACGCGAGTAGCTTCGGATGCTTGCATGCCATATGAATTTATCGCTGATGTAACTACATTTGATACAAGCGTTAAATCTTCTCCACTTGCTTCTGTAGCAGCAATTAAACCTGGCATAGCAGCTATGATTTTATTAGCATCAAAACCCTTTGCTCCTAATTCATCCATAGCCACAGCGACCTGTGATGCAGATAAGCTAGAACTAGCACCCAATTTTAGTGCTTCATCATTTAACGCTTTCATTTCTGCTCTTGAAGCTTCTGTTTTTGCGCCTACTTTGGCCATTTGAGCTTCAAAATCAGCTGCTGT